AATGCTAAGTTTATAAGGTCTTTACTTGATTGAGCTAGTTCGTCAGGCTTGTTTACCATAGTAAATACAAGCCAACCAAAAAGACCAAAGGCAAGTAACGATATAAGAAACCTTGCCCAAAATCTAAGTTTCATAAGCTGTATGTGTGGGTCGTCCTTTGGTTTCCCACCGTTCTTAATAGTTGTTTTTTCTGTAACTGTTTCCATCTACTTAGTTTTTTTAAAATATTTTTTATCTTTGTATTTTAATTTTGCATATTTAAAAGCATCATAACCTTGCCGTTGTTTTTCTAAATTACCTGAAAACTCTAAGTTAGATATATCATTTAAAAGTTTTGTTTGTTTTTTACGATTTATTTTTTTAGAGTACAATTTATCTATTCGTTTTTTTATCTTTAGGTCAGACTTTCTCCAAAGTAAAGGTGCTCTTCTCCGTGTAGATTTGTGTTTAATCACTTCTTTGTAATCTCTTTAATTGCTTGTGTATTGGCTTCCAATGCTAGCTTTATCTGAAGAATAGCATCTGAAGACTTTTCAATCATGTCCAAGAGTCTACTATCGTGCTCTTCGTCTTTCTTCCAGAACTCTTCTCGTTCTTTTTTCGCTAGTTCACTCTGATATCTAATAAACCAAAATGCAGCTATGATGACACAGGCAGGTATGCCCAAGTCCATAACCATCTGATATAATGTGCTTACTTCTGGCATAACTTCTGTTGCTTGTGTTGGATAGTTATAATATTGATCCGCTGGGTTTGGATGATGTCCACTCATGGCTTTGGATACTTATCTTTTACTGCTTTAATTTTAGCTTTCCACCCATCTATATCATGGTAAATTTGGTCAAGCTGTTCAGGAATTGGGTCATATGCTACGGCACGATCACGTTGGTATTGCTTGGAATCGTAGTCTGCTTCAAGTTCAGCTAACTTAGCTTGAATTGCTTTTTCAGTAGGTAATTTTTGCCCATTATGAAATATAAAAGTTCCATCTGCATGTGATGTAATTCCCTTACCTACTAAACTTTTAATTGCATCATATTTTGTAGGTTTCATAACATAAATTCGTGAACAGTTAAAATAATAGAACTACTTACATGACCAAATACAAAATCACCACTTTGAGAACGAATATAAACTCTAAAATAATAAGTTGTATCAGCACTATAAGAGGTTAAATTGACAGGGTAAGCCCCAGTAGTTCCTGCTTTATATACCCATTTACATTGATAAGGTTGATAAGCTGATGTGTCATTCATTCTGAGGTAATGATGATAACCATCTTTATGTGGCACAGAATCATTAGCTGCATATGTCGTAGTGTCAGAAGTTCTCATTGTTACTAATGTTTGCCCATTTCCAAGAGCAGTTCCTTGATATGCCATTGAACTATGAGCCTCAATTATAAGAAATGATGCACTAGAATTAGCTTTAGGCACATAAGTTCCAGAAATTCCAGAATTTTGAAAACTAGCAACGTCAGTAACTACTGCTGAACTCAACATTGTATCTAGGTATAAAATTTTTTTATTTATGGGATGACCTGAAGGAAAAGTAGCATTAGTACCCAATGTCAGCGTAGGATTATTCTGATTAACCGTTATCTGACCATCTGATGCTATTGTCAACCCAGTATTACTGCCTGTGTTACTTTTAATAACACCAGCATTAAGCGTATTATTCCCAGAACCATCGGTACTCAAAACAGTGTTCTGGGTTCCTGTTTTATTCTTTATAGTATCTACTTCGATAATTGAAGGCATGGTGGTTATTCTGGTTTATTGGGCCAAGTTATAATGGTCTTAATAATGCAATGTTTAATCTGGAAGTGTCAGCGTGTAAATTAAACCCATCATCTGCTGAATTAACTCCAAACTTTAATTCCTCATCTGCACTAATTTGTTTTATAAAAGTAACGTGTGAGCTACCATAATCTGTTCCAGTTGCGGTATTTGCTATTTGATCAACGGCTGCTGCTATTTCTGTATTTGAAGTATTATGTATAAATGCTTTTAATATCCTTTCACTTCCACCACTTGTTAAATAACCAGTAACAGTCCAAGTTATTAAATAAATACCTGCTCTTACAAATTTTAAATGATTTGCAGCAGAACCCTGATAAAATGCATTTGAGCCTACAGTTGTACTGTTTACCGCATGACCTCCTGAATCCCAATTAAAATAAGGATTAGTGCTCCCATCAAAATTAGCGTAATGATCTGCGTTGCCTCCTAAAGCTGTTGTTACAGCAATATCACCTGAAGCCCAATAGTTATTAGTTAAAGTTACGTTATCTCCAATAGTTCCTGCACTTAAATTATTCGTTATTGATACATCACCATTACTCGCCAGCACCAGATTATTACTGCTACTACTCGGATGTTTTAAAGTCTGAATTTTAACATCAGCACCTCCAGAACTATTCTGGATTTCATTTGCTTTTATTATGCTACTCATGATGGTTTACTAGGCCATGTGATGTTATCTGGGTCACTATTATCCTGCGGGACTGACCTTAATTTGTTTCTATATTCTTTCATTGCCGTTGAAAGCGTATTGTCTTTTAACGCAAGGTAATCGGTTTCTGCTAAACGCCTATTTCGATCTGTGCGAACATTCTTCCACTTCTTTGCGGTCTGATATGCGGTTAAGGCATCATCGTCTTTGATGATTTTACTTCCGTCCCACTTGAGGTGGTAGTGTGTTCCTTCTAAGTCTGAGACTATGTGTCCAGATTGGTAAAAAGAAACTGTAATATCGTTACCTTCAGAGTCTTTATCTTGATAACTAAGTGGTGCATTAGTTTCTACAATCTCGTAGTCTTCACCACTAAAGTCGTACACTGGTGGATCACCTGAAGTAACAGTAGCAAGCCAAGTCCAGTATTCAATTTTTGACAGACCTTTAGCGTATCTTCTGCATTGCCATTCTACTTCATGAATAGCGATTACTTTTTTTTCTTTGATTGCTATAAACATTTATGCTTTTTTTATCCAGAAAAAGTTTGTAAAAGCATTATTAGATTGTCTCCCAACAAGTTGAAGATAATCACCTCTTTTTAATGATTTAGTCACTTGCATAGTACCTGTTCCTGTAGTTGATTGATAAGACCTCACAAAAGAAGTTCCATTTAATCGAATATCTCTGTCTCCAAGTGTATTTCTATAACATTGAAAATGCAGAATATATTGACCATCTTTTAAACAAATAACTCTATCGTATGCTATAGCAAAATCTTTATTGTAAAAATCTTTATTATCTTCATTTCCTCTCCAATCATCGAGAATCATCGTACTTGAATCTGAATCATAAGATGCTGTAGGTCTTGTAAACATAACACCATCACCAATATAACTTGTATCCCTCGTGATTTGATCCCAACTACGACCATCGGATGTACAAACTAAATTAGTCTGTTCCAAATTTCTGTCGCCCCCAACTAACTCATTAAGGAATGGGGTTTCAAAGGGTTGGTAGTGGAAACTTGTGTGGATGGGGGTGACTATTTCAAATGCACCAATGTAAGGGTCTTTATTGTTTTCTGCATTCAACCCAAAATTATTAACACCTAAAGTTTCATTACTTGAAATAGTAGCAGAGTTACCAGAATTATTTGTTATGTAGGCGTAAGAACCTCGATTAGTGTCATCATTTCTATGTGAAACCGCATCTTTGTCTGTATCATCAATAAATAACCTAGCTCTTTCTTCCATCCTATAACCTCTTACAACGTAGTTTGTTGCAAAAGAAGGTAATCTCATTTTAGCTGATGTAGTGCTATCTGCTGTACCATTAAGGTAAACATTCATTCCTGTTACTGCTTCTGTCTCCGTAGCATTTATCACAAAACTATCTCCATCTGTTTCGTTATAAAATACATCTCTTGAAGCACTATTAAGTCTTACACCTTTCGATATATTAGCTTGTGATCCTGTTCCACTTAACGGAACAAAATCTGCCATTAACATATAGTCTGCTAGGACACAAGCATCTTCAGGGATTGGAGGGCGTTTGGGTTGATGAAAAGAAACTTCTGTAATACTCCCATAACCACCACTATTAAAATCTGTTTCAACTACTACACCATCTATTTTTAGAGATGAATGAGTTTGACCTGAATTCCTACTTATCCCAAATATATGGGTTCCATACGGAAGATTTTGTGCGATTTGATTAAAAGGAATTGCACCTAAATTGGTACTTTTATTATTAACGGCAATTCCTGTCCCTATAAATGTAAAGTGATTATAGACATCAGATGATTGTGGTAACATAGCTCCATAAGAACTTTGGTCTTGAACATCTTTTGCTGAAAGTGAAGTTAGTCCATCATCCATTACATAAGCAATATCATCGGTGGTTGTAGTCAGCATACTTGCATCTGCATAACTGGCCCCTGTTCCACCATTAGCACTTCCGTTTCCAAACTCCCGAAAATGGAAAGTCTTGGCTACTTCATGCAGATTGTCTTCGTTTACGTCTGTAGTGTGTGCCTCAAATGTAGGGTAAAAAGTGTCATTAGATGCTGAAGCATTTGCCTTTGCAGTTCCGTTAGTAAGTGATGAAGAATTACCAATACTTTTTGCATTAGGTGGCATTAAAGTAACACTTGTTTTAATCACTCCACTACTGTCCACCCATTTCACAACTCGTCCACCATTGTAAGGCCGATAATAAGTAGATCCGTATTTCCAATTATCACAGCCTAAACTTGTTGCTGTATCTACATAAGAAGAGACAGAAGAACCAGAGGTAAACCCATTAAAAGGATCATAATGCGGAGTTCCGCTTACAGTAAACTTTTTTCCATAAGAAACAACATTCTGACTAGGGATCTGTATGTTGTTGCGGTTTGAAGTGTCTTGGGCGATTAGTTCGCATCCTGTAGGGTAATTAGTATAGCCAGAAACATAACTAAATTTTATAGTGTGAATACCTAATAAAGTATCTGAAGACAGACTTGATCCTGAAGCTGTTAAATCTACATTAAAAACTGACCCAGCAGAAACGTACCTGCTACCCAAAGGTGAATTAATTGCACCATTAGGATTAAATGCTGCATGGGCAGTCACTCCATCAAGTTCTACTTTTAAATTTCTTGCTGTATCTGATGAAAAATTAAGAAAATTAAATGCACCAAAATATCCTGTTATTTCAAAAAAAGATGTTGTGGCAGACTCAAGTTTTAGTTGTATGTTTCTTGTATCATTAACATATTCTAAATTACCAACTCCTCGCATCCACTCTCTACCATCTATTGAATAAACTTCATCACCATGAATAGCAGTTTCCTGTTCAAGCTGTTGAATTGACTTAAACATATGCCTCTGACTTCCAAAGTATGCGCCAATTCTAGGGTCTTTGATGGGTTTACTGCCTTTGATATCGGTGTAATAGTATTTCCGTCCGTCTGTGTGTGCCGTTCCGTAAACGTATGATCCACCTAATGCAGTTCCAGATAGGTCATTACCAGAAACAGCAGGATACAGAACCCCAGGAATGATATGCGGAACTGTTCTACCAGCAACATTAAATTCACCAGTAGTACTATCGACAAATAGTGTACCTTCTTGTACTGTAGGATTTGCTTCGGGTGTTAAGTGTATTGCCATTTTATATAATCTGTAATTGACCTGAAACTGTTAAGGATGCACCATCACTAAGTACATTAATTGTATTACCCATTCCGTTACCATGTTGACTACAATAATATTTTAAAGTTGACGGAGCGTCAGATGGTACTACAAAGATTAACTTTCTATCTCCAGATGTACGACCTGCATTAAAAGTTGTAAGATTGTAATAGTTTGATTGTGTTGCACTACTTCCGTTTAACTGGTAGGTAACTCCAGTTGTATAACTTGCATCACTAGAATCTCTAAAAGCAAACGGATGTCCATCATTGGTAGAGTCAGTTTGATTAAATGTATAGGTGACACCTTTATGTAAATTAAGTATTGGCTTTGTCTCACCATCTATAATAAACTCGCTAGATACAACAGTAACAGTATACACAGTATCAGGCATACCAATTGTAATTGGACCTACAAGACAAGCGTTCTCATTAGCTTTAATTTCTATAGCTGACGAGATAGTAGAAGGGTTTCGTAAGATACCTTGGTTACTAGATTCATATCCTGTAAGTCCTGAACTATCAGTTTGCACTGGTGTAAATGTACTAGAGTCTATAGTTCCTGAACCATATCTTTTCATTATGCGTTCTCCAAGACTGACATAACCACATCTACTCCTGCACCTGTAGGTACAACATCTATATCATCTCCATTTTCTAATACAACTTTACCTTGTATTACTTCTATCGCTCCACCAACAGGAATTTTAGTGTTTGTTAATAATTTAGTACCTGACATTTTTACATCAACTGTAGCAGTAGCACTAGAACTTGTGTTTGCTACGTTAAGTCCAATAATTACATCAGTTGAAGTTGTTGCGTGTACTTGAGTACCTGAACCATCAGCAGTTCCAGCAGCTATACTTTTTGTGTAGTTTTTAAATGCCATATATTATCCTAACGCCAAAGCAAGAGCAGTGGCTTGTGAGTCTGTGTATGCTTTAGTAGAAGCATG